CCCTGGCCTGGACTGGCCCCGAGCTGGCCGAGCTCAAGCGCCTGGCCGACGCCGGCGGGAGCTGGCCCGCGGTCGGCCTGGCCCTGGGCCGCGCTGGCAAGACGTGCCGCGCCGCCTACTACAGAAATTTCGGCCCCTTGCCCGAGCGGCCCGCGCCCCGCCCCGGGCCCATGACGGACGAGCAGCGCGGCCTCGTCGAGACGCATTACCGGCTCATCTGGCTTCTCGTCCGGCGCGCCCAGGCCCTGGGCCCGGCGCTCGAGCGCATGGAGACCGAGGAGCTCGTTCAGCGCGCCTGCCTCTGGGCCTGCCGGCATGCGCTGACGTTCGACGCGCTGAAGGGCGCGTTCGGGACGCGCGTCGGCTGGGCCGTCCGGGGCGCGATGACGGAGGCGACGGACCGCAAGGGCCAGCCCGCCCTGACCAATCATGACTTCGGATGGACGCCCCAAAGCGCACGCCCGGTGGGGGCCCGCCTGGATGACGCGGACGAGGCGGCGCGAGTCAATGCGGCCGTCGAGGGCCTGCCGGCCCGACACGCCCAGGCCCTCTATCTGTTGTTCTGGCAAGGCCTGTCCATGTCCGAGGCCGCCCGCGAGCTGGGCGTCACGAAGGAGCGGGTGCGGCAAATCCGGGCGCACGCGCTGCGGGAGCTGCGGGGGCGGCTGGCAGGGGGGCGGGGGGACGTTTCGTCCCCCATCAATGAGGAAAGGCCATGAGCAAGAAACGCAAGGGCCCGGCCCTCAAGCCGATCACACACGCCGAGTTCGAGGCCCAGGTCGTCCAGCTCGCCGCGGCCTGCGGCTATCTGGCCTACCACACCCGCGACAGCCGGGGCAGTCAGAAGGGCTTTCCCGACTGGGTCCTCGTCTCGGCCGCCCGCAAGCGCTGCCTGTTCGTCGAGCTCAAGGTGCCGCCTGACGGGCCATCCCCCGAGCAGCAGGCATGGCTGGCCGAGCTGAGGGGGGCGGGCCAGGAGGCCTTCCTCTGGTATCCCGACGACTTCGACGAGGCCGTCCGCGTTCTGATGGGCGATAGGGGAGGACAGTCATGAGTGTACTGGAGAGGATCACGGCCCGGCTGGAGGCCCTGCCGGGCGAACTGGACGAACTGGAGGCCGAGCTGGGCGCGGCCCGGGAGCAGTGCCGGCGGCTGGAATGGATGGTGGAGCTGCTCAGGGGCAGGCCCGAGGCCCAGGCAGCGCCCCTGCCTGGGCTGAAGGAGGCACCGCCAGCGCTACAGCAGGCCAACGGGCACAAGAGGAAGAAGCCCAGCCGGCCCCGCCAGGCCCTGGGCGGCGGCCAGACGCGGGCCGATAAGGTCCGCGCTTTCGCGCTGGAGTTCCTCAAGGACGGCGAGAAGCAGACCAGCGCCATCGCGAAGGCGGCGGGCGTGGACCGCCTGGACGTGCGCAACGCGCTGGGCAAGTCACCCGAGGCGAAGCGCCTGTTCCGCCGCGCCTCCAAAACCTCGTGGGCGCTGGCGGGCCCGCCCAAAGGCCCGCCCGCCGTGGCCTCTGGCGCGGACGTCGCCGACGCCGCGGCCCTGGCCGAGCGCCGCCGCTCCCGGGCGCGGCAACTCGCCCTGGCGCTCCAGGACCAGGCCGGCCCCCGGTCCGTCGCCGAGATCGCCAGGGAGGAGGGTGGCACGCCCGGAGGCATCCGCGCCCTGGTGATCGAGTGTCCGGACTGGTTCCGCGAAAGTTCGATGGGCGTGGTGCTGACCGAGCGCGGGCGCAAGGACCTGCTGGGTGGCGAAACCCGATATCATGTAACCTGATATGGGACCAAAGGGAGGCAAGCCGACTTCTTCCGACGCGCTGGCCATCGAACAGAGGCGGGCCAGGGTGGCGGAGGCCTATTTGCGCGGCCACCTCCAGCACGAGATTGCCCAGCGCGAGGGGGTCGTCCAGGCCACCATTTCCAACGACCTGAAGGCCGTCCAGCGCCTGTGGCGCGAGGCCGCCGTCCGCGACCTCGACGCCCACAAGGAACGCGAGCTGGCCCGCCTTGACCTGCTGGAGCGCACATACTGGCAGGCCTGGGAGCGCTCGCTGACGGAGCGCCAGATCAGCCACACGAAGACGGCGAACAAGAAGAGCGGCGACACGATGGAGGCCGGCCTGAAGAAGGAACAGCGCGACGGCGACCCGCGCTTCCTCGACGGCGTGTTGTCCTGCATCGCCGCCCGCTGCAAGCTGCTGGGCCTGGCCTTCGACCCGATGCGCCAGGACCTGCTCGTTGTACTGGCCCGTATCAGCGACCTCGAGGCCCTTGCCAATGAGCTCCTTGATCAGCCAGATAACGGCCCGCCTGGGCCGCCTGGAAGCCCGGTTCTCGTCCTTGGCGGACCTGAAGACCCAGGGCCGGCCCCCGCCCCCGACGGCCCGCCAACTGATGGCGGCGGTGGGGATGGCCCCGGACCCGTGGCAGGCTGAGGCCCTGGACTGCGACAGCAAGCGCATCCTCATCTGCGCCGCCCGCCAGTCCGGCAAGTCGCAGGTCGTCGGGGCCCGCGTCCTCGCCGACGCGCTCGAGCGCCCCGGCTCGTTCGTCCTCATCGTCAGCCCGACCCTGCGGCAGTCGGGCGAGCTGTTCCGCGAGAAGGTGCTGACGATGTATCGGGCCGCGGGCTCCCCCCTTTACGCCTCGCGCCCGACGCAGCTCGAGCTACGCCTGGCCAACGGCTCGCGCGTCATCTCGCTTCCCGAGTCGGAGAGCGGCATCCGCTGCTTCGCCGGCGTGACGACGCTTGTCATCGACGAGGCCTCGCGCGTCGACGACGGGCTTTACAAGGCCGTCCGGCCCATGCTGGCGACGCGCGACGGGGCCATCATCGCGCTCTCGACGCCCAACGGCCAGCGCGGCTTCTTCTACGAGGCCTGGGCGGGCTCGGGGGCCTGGCGGCGCATCCGGGCCCCGGCCGCCCTCTGCCCGCGCCTGACGCCCGAGTTCCTCGCCGAGGAGCGCCTCGACCTCGGCCCGCAATGGTACGCGCAGGAGTACGATTGCGACTTCTCGACGCAGGCGGGCGCGCTCTGGCCGGGCGAGTACTTCCTCGATGGCATCTGGTACGACGAGGCCCCGGGCCCGTTCCTCCGCTCCGTCCTGTCGATCGACACGTCGCGCGGCAAGATTACATCCGACTACCAGGCCCTCGTCCTGGGCCGCCTCGACCTGCTCGGCCACCACTGGGTAGACGCCGACCTGGTCAAGCTGGACGACGAGCGCTTCGTCCGGCATTGCGTGGCCAGGATCGAGGAGTGGCAGCCCGACGTCAGCGTCATTGAAACGAACGCCGGCGGGGCCGCCGTCTTCGCGCGGCTGGCCTCGACGCTGATCGGGGGGCGCTACCCGATCGTCGTTGGGCGCTATCACGCGTCGACGGAGAACAAGCAGGTCCGCATCGCCGCCACGCTGACAAGCCAGCTCTCGCGCGGCACCATCCATCTGCGCCGCGGCTCGCCCGGCTGCCGGCTGCTGCTGCAGCAGATGCGCGAGTTCCCCCTGGCCGAGTACGCCGACGGGCCGGACGCCCTGCAGATGGGCCTCGAGCTGCAGAAGGAACTGCTCTTGCCGCCGGCGAAGCGCACGGTCAAATATGAACAGGCACCGCGACTGTCCGGCTGATCAGTGGAGGCCCGGCCATGTGGGACATGATCCGTTCCTGGTTCGGCTACTAGACGGAACGCGCCGCCGAAAGCACGCTGCTCCCCGAGTTCTACCCGTCCTCCCTGCAGGCGATGCGCCTCATGAAGCGCCTCTGGGCGGCCTTCCCCTCGCTGCGCCAACGCCAGTACGGCCAGGGCCAGCTCGAGCCGTTCACGCGCGAGCGCTCCGTCGAGGTGGCCCGCGACCTGGCCGCCTTCAACCCCTACGCCCAGGGCCTGCTCGAGGCCCTCAACACGCAGGTGATCGGCAAAGGAATCAAGTACGCGATGGAGGGGGACGACGCGGGCCTGCGCGCCCGGGCCCAGGCCTGGCTCGACGACTGGCTCGACCGCGAGGACTGGCCCCAGCGCGAGGCCGAGGTCTACCAGCGCTCGAAGCGCGACGGCGAGGCCCTGCTCTGGTTCCAGGGGGGCGGCTATCGGGCCATCGAGCCGGAGTTCATCCGGCCCCCCGACGGGACAATCGAATGGTCCGAGGGCGTCCGCTGCGCCCTTGGGGACATCGAGACGCCCGAGGAGTACGGCTACGACGACGGCGAGTTCCGCGACGTCTTGCCGGCCGCCGAGGTCTTCCACCTGAAGAGCAACGTCGACCGCTGCGTCAAGCGGGGCGTCAGCGACTTCGCCGCGACCGCGGAGGTCGTCGCCGACGCCTGGACGACGGCCCGAAACATGGCCAAGACGGCGGCCCGGCGCGAGGGCATCCTCTACTTCGTCCAGCATGCCGTTGCCGAAAAGGAGGACGTCGAGGACCTGATCCAGTCGCAGCTCGAGGACTATCGGCGGCCGACGATCACGGGGCGGCAGGGCGGCGATGAGCCCGTCTCGCTGAAACAGGGGGCCGGCGTCGAGCATATCGACAAGGGCCAGGAGCTCGTCGCGCCGCCCAACCCCGAGGGGGCCGAGGCCAGCGTCCAGGCCATCAATACGGCGCTCCTGGCCGTCGCCCGCAAGTACGGCTTCCCAACGTGGATGATCTCGGGGGACGCCTCGAACAACGGCTTCGCCTCGGCGCTGGTGGCCGAGAGCCCGCAGGCCCGGACAATCGAGCGCGAACAGACGACGTTCTGCCGGGCCATGCGCTCGGCCGTCTGGCGGGCCCTGGAATGGGCCGTCGCCGAGGGCGAATTGCCCGACGACGTCCTGGGCCTCGACCTGGTCGTGACGGCCCATAGCGCCGTCCCGCGCGACCGAAAGGGCGAGACGGAGCGGCGCGAGAAGCTGCACGAAAACAAGATCATTAGCCGGCGCAAATGGGCCGAGGAGGAAGGCTACGATCACGAAACCATGCAGGCCCAGCTTCGCCAGGAAGCCGCCCTGGAAGCGCCGCCGGCGGCGCTTCCGCCGCCAGAAACGCCCCCCTCATCGATGGGGGACGAAACGTCCCCCCTGAGGATGGGGGACGAAACGTCCCCCCGTCCCCCTGGGCCCCCTGGCCCGGGGCCAGGCGGCAACGGCAACGGGCGGCCCCCCGGCTCGCCGCCCGCCGCCCCGCCCGCCCAGGCCGGGCTGCCCCTGGCGGGCTCGGGGGCCGGGCGGTTCGGCCGATGAGCGCGCTAGTCGAGCTGCTGTTCGGCCCGGACTGCGCCGACCTGGCGACAAACGCGGGCGTCGACCGCGAGCGGATCGACAAGACATGGACGTTCGACCAGGGCCCGGACGGCGCGGCCCTTAATCCCGGCGGTTCCCGCGAATCCCGGGAATCCGCCCAGGCCATTGACGGGCAGGGCGCAAGCTAGTTCGGCCGTTGTTCGGCTGTTGTTCGATCCTTGTTCGGCCGTTGTTCGATCCTTGTTCGGACGACGATCTTGTGCGGGCCCTCGCTTGTCCCTATGCTAGCTGGAAGAAAATTCACCTTGCCGGGGCCCCTCCATGTCAATACTGATCCGGGCCAGAGTCCGCGAGGCCAACCGCCAGCGCGGGACGCGCGTTGACCGCGCCGCCGGCGTCATCTTCGGCGTCAAGGGCGGATTAGTTGGCCGGGGTGTGGGCACAGCGACGGTTGGCCCTGAGTCGCTCGACCACGGCAGAGAACTCCTCGATCCGCTCTGGCGTCCAGCGCGTTTCCGGGCCCCCCCTGCTGGTGGTCTTGATCTCATCCGCGAGCATGACGCCATCACGCCAGATCCGAAAGTCCGACTGCTTCTTGGCCCGCAGGGGGTAGCGCTCGAAGTGTGGGATGATTCGCGAGAGGAGGTCCGACATGCGACGGACTTCGAAGACAACTTGATCGCAGGCGTTGCCTCCTCTCGCCCGTGCCTTCCGGTGGTCTCCGGTCCGCACCCGGCCACATCCGAAGAACGACTGAATGCGTTCGAGAATGGGCCGTTCGTCCCAACGCAGGCCGATGGACAGTTGTGCGTTGGCTTCTATAAGGCGGTAGCTTTTTCCGTTCCGTCGGAGGACGATCCGCCTCTCGCGGATGCTCAGAAAAAAGCAGCCTTCGCCATCAGTGAAGCCCGACAGCCAGTGGCCGAAATGATCGCGGTCGATGTCACTGGGGAATGGAAGAATAGACTGGTGTGTAGCCACGATGCGTACCTCTATTACGGGTTGTGGTCAGGGCCAGCGGGTGCGACTAACACCCGTCTGGCCCGTTCCATTCTACCCCCGAGGCCTGTGATTTCCATGTCCGTTGGGAGGAGATCACGATGACCACCACACTGCTCCGTGCCCGGGTCAAAGAAGCCAACCGCCAGCGGAACACGCGGGTGGATCGTGCGGCAGGGATAATTTTTTCTGTGAAGGTCCTCGGCCGCAAATCGCGCAACGGGCGCGAGTACACCGATGCCGCCTGGGACAGCGCCGTCCGCGTCCTCGAGGGCGCGATGGTGAACATTGACCACGAGGCCGAGGGCCCGGGAAAGAAGCTGGGCCGCCGCGTCTCGTCGCGCTTCGGCAAGCTCGTCAATCTGCGCAAGGCGGCCGACGGCGTCTATGCCGATCTGCACTATCTGCGGACGCATCCGATGGCCGAGCAGGTCCTCGAGGCCGCCGAGCGCATGTCCGACGTCCTCGGCCTGTCGCAGGATGCCACGGTCGCCGGCGAGCGCCGCGGCGATGGGACGCTGCTGGTTCATGAGGTCGTCGCCGTCCGCTCCGTTGACGTCGTCGCCGACCCCGCAACGGTCGTTTCCCTTTTCGAGTCGGAGGCCTTCATGACCGAGACACCCGAGGCGGCCCCGGGCCCATTGGCCCCGCCGCCGCCCGTCCCGCTTTCCGTCGAGGAGGCCTTCCTCGCGCTACAGAACGCCGTCATGGCCTCCGACGAGTTCGACGATGCCGAGCGCCTGGCCGTCCTCAAGGACGTGATGAAACTCAAGGGAAAGGTGCTGGGCACCGACGAGGAGGAATCCGAGGAGGAAGAGGAAGAAGAGGGCGAGGAGTCGCGCTCGCGCGGCGCTGCCCCAGCCTCTCCCGGCGGCGCTACCGCGGCCGTGCCCGCTGGCCTGCGCCAGGGGACCGCTATCGCTCGCGGGACGCGCCAGCGCCTGCGCTTCCTCGAGGTCAAGGAGATGGTGCGGGACGCGGGCCTCGTCCCCGAGCAGGTCCTCGTCGAGTCGCTGGTCGGCCTGCCCGACGAGCGCATCGCGCAGCACCTGGCCTATCTGCAGCGCATGCAGCCGCCGGCCCGGGGCCGCCCGCGCGCGGCGGGCCGGGCGGGGCCGTTCGAGGCCCGCAAGACGCTTCGGGCCCAGGAGTCGGCCGAGCGGCAGGCCCAGCCGGCCAGGCGCGGGGCCGGGCCGCCGCCGCTCGACGACGTGGAGAAGCTGGCGCAGTGGTGCCAGGCGAACGGGTAACAGGGGAGAGAGCTCATGGCAAGCAAACAACGCTACCGAAGCGGCCCCTCGGCCCCCGTCACCGCGACGCGGCAGGGCGGGACGGGCATCGTCTTCGAGATCGGCGACCTGGTCTCGGTCACGGCCGGCTACATCCGCCCGGCCAGCTCGTCGGCCGATTCGGCCGTCGACGCCTTCCAGGACTCGTTCCTCGGCGTGCTGGTGCAGGGGGCCGACGACGGCAAGGCCACGGCCGATACCGAGGTCCTCGTCGAGGTCGAGGGCGACTTCGAGTATGATCTCGCGACGCCCGCGGCCGCCGCGGCCCCGTCGGGGACGCTGATTGTGCCGGCCGTCGCCGGCGGCTTCATTCAGGACCAGGTCGTCGGCATCGGCCTTGTCACCGACCAGGACACCGCCATCGGGCGGCTCGCCGCGCCCGTCCACGCCGGCGACAGGACAGTCCTCGTCCGCATCGTCTCGCGCATCATGGCGGGCTCGCCGCTGGTCGCCGCCGTGGCAGGTTTCCCAACGCCCCCGCCTGAGGATGGCCCCCCGCCTGAGGATGGCCCCCAGGAACCTGTCGACGACGGGGGGCATTTCGGCCCCCGGAAACTCTAGAGCCCTTTACCCTGGCCCCCAAGGAGCCCTCCCGTGTCATCGGCCACTGTTGCCAGCCCCGAGCGGATCAGCGTCGGGGGCCTTCTGTCCCTCTACGAATCGCTCGGCGACGTTCACCAGTACCTTGACGCGCTGGATACGCTCCTCGGCGTCAGGACTGCCCCCTCGGGCCGGATGTATCGCGAGCGCCCCAAGATCAACCCGACGGACTACAGCTTCACCGACATCTGTGAGGCCTTCTGTGGGCGCAAGTACGTGCGGACCTTGAAGGAGGCCCCGCATGGGCTGCGCGGCGGGCGGGCCATCACCAACCCAACCATCGAGCAGGCCCGTGAAAACATCGGCGGCGGCGCGATGGGCCCCAGCCAGTTCGCCAATATCAATGCCTTCAGCGGCACCGTCGGCGGCCTGCTGGGGGCCTCCATGATGGACGGCTACAACAGCGCCAACTTCATCGGCGACCGCATCACGTCCCTGAAGCCGAACATCCGGGGGCAGAACCAAAAGCGCGTCCGCTACTCCCCGGTGACGAACAAGCCGACGGTGCTAAAGCCGGGGCAGGAGATCCCCGCCTCGAACGTCGAGGAAGATTGGATCAGAGATACGACGATGGAGCGGCGGGGCGAGGCGGTCGAACTGACCCGTGAGGCCGTCCATTGGGACTGGACTGACAGCCTCGTCGAGAGCGCCAAGGACATCGGCTATCAGTTCCGCGAGGACAGAGAGGAGCGGCAGCTCAAGGCGGTATTCGGCGTGGTGAACCGATACGCAAGAAAGGACGTGGCCAGCAATACGTACCTCACCCTTGCCGACGCCGGGGCCTACGTCAACAAGATCACCAACGCGCTCACGGACGAGAACACCCTGGATACGGCGTTCCAGACATTGAGCAACATGTCGGACCCGGTGACGGGCAAGAAGATCGACGTCATGGCCGACGAGCTGTTTCTCATCACGACGCCCTACAAGCGCGCCACCGCCAGCCGTCTGGCCCGCTCGACGCAGCACCGCTTCGGCGACGGGGCGAACCAGGGCGACGCTAACTACGTCCCGAAGGACCCCGTTCTTGAATTCACCCCCGAGTGGACGACCAGGGCCATCGACCTGATGACGGCGGCGGCCCCGGCCGGCCTTGGCCTGACGCTGGCCCAGGCGCAGGAACGATGGGTCTATGGCAACACAAGGAAGGCGTTCCAGACGATTGAGGCCTGGCCGTTCATTACCCAGACGTTCACCATCGGCGAGGACGCAAGCCTGATGCGCCGTGGCATCTACGTCATGGTCGTTGGCGAGGAGTACTCCGAGGTCACGGTGCTGGAGCCCCGGTACGTTTTGCTTAACATAAAGGACAGCTAGGGGGCGCGCCATGTCCTTGCAGGCCACCCGCGATTCGCTCCTGGCCCGCCGGGCCAAGTATCAGGCGGCGCTCGAGGCCGCGCTGATCCAGCCCGACATGCTCGTCGACAAGAAGCGCACCTTCCGCACCGAATGGATCAAGACGCTCGAGGAGGCAATCGCGGCGATCGACGAGCAACTGACGGCGTGGCGCGCGCCCTATAACCTGCGCGTGGGGGTTGAGTCGTTTTAGGGGGGTGGCCCAGGGGGGCGGGGGGACGTTTCGTCCCCCATCGATGAGGGGGTTTACCCCCTAACTCTTGGAGGACATGTGAGCATTGACCTGTCCCAGGACTGGCAGCTCGTCGAGGGGCCGCAGACGGCCAAGCTCCACCCGCGCACCGGCGAGGGCAGCTACGGCGCGCCCGTTGAGGTCACCAACTGCAACCGGCAGCTCACGGCGACGGGCGGCCTGGAGGCGGGCGACGAGGACCTCGAGACGCGCTCGACGACGTGGGACCTCTGGGCGGCGAAGCTGGGGGGGGCCGTCCCGAAGATGGGGGACGTCCTCGAGGACGCCGCGGGCGTTCGCTGGAACGTCAAGGCGGTTGATCATTGCGACCGGGACGCCGCCGGCGTCCAGCGCTACCAGTGCCTTTGTCTGCGGGAGGACTGATCCTTTGTGGAATGGGTCTTCGTCATATCGAGTAACCTCGCCGCCGTGGCCTACGACGCCGAGCTCGGCCGCCTCTGGGTGCGCTTCCGCAACCCGGGCCGGAAGGGGGGCCGGGGCTACTACGAAGGCGTACCCTTGCCCGTTTACGAGGCCCTGCTTTCCGCCCCCTCCAAGGGGCGCTATCACTACCAGGCCCTCGTCCGGGGCGGCTACGTCTGGACATATGCCTAGGGGGGCCGATGCCTGACCAGAACCAGGTCCTGGACGCGATCGTCGCGAGGGCCGCCGGCCTGGGCCTCGAGGCCGGGGGCGTCCCCGTGCCCATCGTCAAGCGCAAACTGCCCAAGCGCCGCCAGGCCGACCCGGACCTGTTCATCGTCGTTTGCCCGTCGCTGCGGCCCGACGAGATCAGGCGCTGGACGAACCGCCATGACCGCTTCCTGTACTTCTCGACGCTGGCCGTCATCGGCCGCAACAAGGACGACGCCCTGACGACGCTGCCCGAGCATACGGCGCTCCGCGACGCCCTCAAGGACGCCTTCAAGGCCAAGCCGGCCGACCTGATGGGCCTGGATAATCTGCGCGACGTCCGCGCCGCCCCGGGCCGCCTGTTCGACCGGGCGCTCGCGAAGGCCGGCTACGACTTCCAGTCGGTCGAGGTGACGGTGGACATCGTTCAGGACCGGAGGTTAGGGGGGCGGGGGGACGTTTCGTCCCCCATCGATGCGGTGGCCAGAACCGAGGGGGTGGGCGATGGCTCAATCCGATGAAGTGGTCGGAACAGAATTTACCGTCTCGTTCGGCACGCCGGCGGTGGAGTACCCGTTTAACAAGGTCGACCTCAAGTTCAGCGGCAAGCCCGTCTCGCGCTCCAACTCGAAGTACGACCCCGAGTTCGAGACGTCCAAGATCGGGCGGAAGAAATGCACGCTGACGCTCGAGGGCCCCTACCGCGAGGGGGAGGTCCTG